GTTTGTTCTGTTATTTGTACTTGTAAGTTATGTGTTGGCGGATTGTAACTTATATGGTTGCCCTTGTGTCCCTGCTGAAAAAGTTATTAAAGATTGCTCGCCAGAAAATTTATTACCAGAATACACTGTATCTGGAACACATAGACAGATTGGTAGACAAATTGGACAAATACTACAACAACCAATTCAAACCTATATATATTCACAAACTACATATTGTGTGCCAACGTATGAAAGTTTAGGTTGGATTAATGAAATTAATCAGACTAATACTCTTTATTCGCAAAATTTTCGTCGTTTGAAAAGAGTTAATAAGGATAATTATCCTGAATATGCACAAGAAATTAAAGGTATCGCAGAAGGAGCTCAAGTACCAGAGGATTATATTTGGGCTTTAAACTTTCAAGATGAAGAATATGTAACCGATTTGGGAGGTCAACGTGTTAAATCAGGAAATATCGAAAAAGCAGATGGGTGCTCTAATTTATTTTATCAAGACGCAGATGGTAATGTACTGTTTGGTCATAATGAAGACGGTGATCCTACGATGGCTGGACCTGGAGTAGGTATGGTTATATTACATGTTAATGTAAATGATCCAGAATATGGAGATTTATATAATTATACTGTTGGTTACTATTTAGGTATGTTGCCTGGATGGAGTTTTGGTTTTAACAGTTATGGTATAGTTTTTGATATGAACTCTCTATATCCTTTACAATTAGGAAGAGGTCTTGGTACTGCTTTTACTAGTCGAGATGTATTCTCTGCAAAGAATATTGACGAAGCTATTGCTAAGGCTGCACCTTTTGGAGCATCATTAGGTATTAGTGCTAACATTGGATCTCTTGATGAAGGCGTATGGGTAAATTTGGAGGGTACGCCAGATGGAGCTTTTAAATTGAAGAATCATACTGCTCTTGCTGCGGGAAGTAACTATTGGTTTCATCATTTTAATAATTATTTGACAAATAAGAATGTTTGGTATCATGAAAGTCCATCGTCTGCTCATAGAGAAATTAATTTAGCAAGATTAGTTAATCAATTGGGTGGATTTCCATCTAGTGTTAGTCAAATGGCGACTGTATTGGGAGATACAACTGATTCTGGTATTGTTTCTACTTTTGATCATAAAAATTTAACATTTTGGAGAACAGGATTTCCAGAAGATTATGCAACTACACATGCTACTGTAATTGCTAACACTAATCCTGATAAGTCATTAACTTATAGAGTATGGGCAACTGGAGTTAATCCAAAAACTTGTCCTAATACTCATTTGACATATACTGTCAGGAAATTGCAATAAATAATTTTTATTAACAAATTAATAAAAATTAATTCTACATTCGATATCCTCTACCATGTATATCATTCTGTTTTCGACTTGTTCTTGTGTTTGTTTGAGTCATTCTAAAACCAGGATCATTTGTCAACGGTATATTAGTTTTTATTACAGCATTATCACCTATTCTTCCTCTTTCACATGCCCATGGAGATATATGTGGCGGTATTCTTGGATCATTTGTCAATAAACAACCATTATCGCCACAAAATGGTTGTTTTGCCGTGTAACAGTCGCTTAATATTGTATCAATTCCCCATAAACTAGATTCTACATCAACTAAAGAAACAGCATTTGGCGGATACGGATAAATTTCACTATCACCACATAAATTATTATAATTAACAAATTTTGTCGGATCTAAAATTAAACTCAATGGATCTGTACTTTGTTTTACTTCCTCAGCATAAGCACATCTATCATACATATTTCTTGTCATTATACCTGCCATTTTTAATATAATATAACAAAAGAAGTTTATTATAGTAAATTAAAAATATTTATATCTCCGCGAATCTAGCAGGCAATTCTATACATTTTCCATTATCATTAAGTGATCTTTGATTTATAAGATCAATAAAATCCGTTTCATCTTCTGTGACAAAATTTATAGCTTTACCAACACGACCATGACGACCACATCGACCAATACGATGTACATATGTCTCATAACAATTATTATTTATTGGCATTGAAAAATTAATAACAAGATCAATTGACTGTATATCTAATCCTCTGGACGAAATGTCAGTTGTTACTAATATTTTCATATTTGATGCTTTTAATTGATTATACACACTAATTCGATTCTCATTTGTCATGTCGCTATGAGTTACACCCACACTCATTCTAACATCTTGTAAAAAAGCAGCAATTTTATCAGCTGCTACTTTTGTATTCACAAATATTATACAGTGTGTAAATGGACATAGTTCTAATATTTCTTTTAGCGTTTCTTTTTTATCATTATCATGTTCCATTAATACATAATACTGACGAATACTTGAATTTATAAAATTATTTGGATCTAAAAGTGAAATAAACGGACGTCCGAAATCACTATCATAACCCTTTAATAACGATAACATTAATTTTATTGTTTGTGATGAAATTGTAGCAGAAAAAGCAACTATCTGACAATATTTTGGCTTGATTTCAGCCATTTCTATTATTAATTGACTTGATGGTTTCATACCACTCTTATTACTTGATGGACCTAATATAGCGTCAAATTCGTCAATGCAAATAGCATGTAAATTTTTAACATTTATTATTGCTTTAGTAATTCGTTCTCTACCACCATATGTCTTTTTTTGATCAAACATATATTCTGAAATTTTACCAACAGTACCTATTATTATTTGCGCTCCTGCAATTTCTGTCTTTGTACTAACTAATTTTTCTGGTATTGTATTATTTTTATTACCAGCGTTTTTACCAAATATATCTGTATCAATTACATTCGAATTTACTTTTGTTGAATTATTACTTGTACCTATACATAAAGCAATTTTAGCATCTGGTACTAATTTAATAGCTGTATTATATGTTTGATATGCTAATTCTCTGGTATTAGAAATAAATATATATTGTGTACTAGGATCACTCATATCTAATCCCCATAATAAACCAAACAAAAAAGTTAGAGTCTTTCCTTGACCAGCCTGAAATTGTACAACAACATCATTATTATTAATTAAATACGGTACAGCTATTTGTTGTACCAAAAAAGGCTGTTGATGTCCTAAATTATATACTCGTTCTAACATATTTGCAACATGTTTACTTTTTGTATACACAAATTTTTGTAAAATCTCTTCTTCCCTTAAACCTTCATAATTTACCATTGATGATACATAAGGTACTGATACTCCTAATTTAAATACTTTTCCTGATAATAATAAATGTAAACCATTCTCTTTTGTATATAGCGGAAATGCATTTTCAAATCTATCCATTAATGATACTTCTTCTCTATTAATAAAAAAATGTTTACCACTTATCACAGTATCAACATTATTTTCCTTAAAATCTGCGTACCATCCATTTTGTAATAGTTCTTCGTCTGAGTCATACATCGTTAAGATAATTATTATATATAATATGTGTTTATAAAACACAGCATATCATTTCAATTTTTTATTTGAGATTCAAATAAAAAATTAAAAATTAACTGAAGCATATGCACAATTCAAATCAATTGAACAGTCTTTTACTTGACCTAATCTCTCTGTTGGCCATAAATCCTTCTGTCCAAATGGAATTTGCCATATTCCTCTAAAATTATCCTTCGCTGCCAATCTTGTATTCTCCTCAAAATTCTCAAATATTTGACATTGTGGATCATGTAAAGGATATTCCAAACGTATGTCTGTAGTATTCATACCACGAATTTCATATGATGGAGTAGTAAATCTTGTATATTCTGTTTCTAACATTGGCGAACAATCTCTTGTCATACTTGTATGATATGGTGATAAAGAATCTGGTACTTGTTGACGATTAGATTTACTGTTTATTTTTGTAATTCCTCGTAATATAGATTCAACATCCGCTTGTTCGCCATATGCATCAGCTCCATCATAACCCATTGGTCTATATGGTGCAAAACAACGATGATCATTAACATTATAAGTAATATCTAATTCATGTTCCATCGGTCCCACACTTCTTTGCAAAAATTCATCATAAGCTTCAGTATCATATCTCATTCTGGTCTGCATTCCCGCCATTTTTTATACTTTATACTATATTAATCTATAATTTATTTGGATCAAACTATATATAGAATATAGCGACACTATGGAGTTACCCATATTGGCAGGATTAGGATTATTAGGATCTTATTTTAACGCAAATGAACAAAAAGAAATAATAATAAAAGATAAACCAATTCCGCTATCACAAGTCCCAAATGGAACTAATGTGTATAATACACAAAGATTAGATTTTGTAAATGAAAAATATATGAAAAATGCCAAACATAATTATGATTTAAGTCAATATCCAAAACAAACTAATGTAGTACCAACTTATTATAACCAGTTGGGATCTTTATTAAATAAAACAAAATTAAGTACATCATCCAAATACTCTGACGCAAATGGTTTATATAAAGTTAGTGAAGATTTAGATCAAGTATATGATTATGTATCTGATCGTGATATTAAAAACGAAATTCCGAATGAAATATACAAACAAAAATATTATGACAGGGATAGACCTTTATTAGATGACGTATATAATGTACAACAATTTGTTAATAATAAATCAGCACTAAAAATACCCAGTGTAGCTAGACAAGTTAGTAGGACAGATACAAGACAGAAAAAAAATACTAATACAAAATCTGACTATTCAACTGAAAATACTCTCGAAGAATTTGTGCCAGATAATTCATTGTTAACGATTAGCGAATCTTTGACGGATAATTCTAATTCTATAAAAAAAATTTTATACGGAGATAAAGAATGCATTGATCCCAGTCTAAGATATCCAGCATATAGAAATATGAATGCGGAAGAAGTACCGGGGCGACAATTAGTCGATGATGAAATTGCTAGATATCCAAAACCACAATCTATTCATAATGTACATCTACCACCAGCTGATTATCCTTCATGGATGGTTCCGCCTGAAAGACCGACTCAATCACAATCATCATTTTTATCACAATTTGAATCACAAAAATATGACTCTTGTGGTTTGCCAGGTGCATCTAATGATATTTATCAAACAACAAATACTGATGCTGAACAATATTTAGAAGATAGTTTGTCTTATGTCGGTGGTTGGACATCTTTTAGTCCAACGTCAAAAATGTCATATAATGTCGTAAAAGAAGATGAACTAACTCATGATAATTCTTTGCCATTTTTTAAAGAAAGATCAGGTTATGGATCTAATGATTTAAAAAACTTTCACGAAATGGATGTTAAAAAAGAACTATTTACTGGTAATTTAACAAGTTCGTGGCAAAAAAAACAAGAAATAAGACCATTATTCGCACCTGTCGCAAATATGTCTTATGTATATGGTACACCTGTTAGACCAGAAGGCGAAGAATCCAGATATATACCATCTTTATATCGCCAAGGTGAAAAATTATTTGATGAAATAAGAGTAACACCAGGTTTAAATTTAGATTATAATGAAATAGGAACTCAAGGTTATCATGATATGGTTCGTGTTATGCCAAAAACAGTTGACGAATTACGTACAAAAGACAACCAAAAAATAAGTTATGAAGGTCGTATTATAGAAGGTCTACGTGGTAGAGAAGGACCTGTTCAAGCAGAAGTTGTTAGTTATAAACCAGATGGATTTAAAATTACAACAGAAGCAGATTTATTGCCAACATCTGATGTTAACGGTGGACCTAGAACAGTCGACAATTTTGTAATGAAAGAACAAAATAGACCTGAAACAACCAAATGCTATGCGGGTGCAGCATTTGCAGGTGAAGCAGCTGTTGATAAAAATGGTGCTGAATGGATAAAAGGTCAATACAAATATTCTACAAGACAAAATTTTACATTACCTGGTCCTTTACAAAAATTCGCCAAAGAAGAAACTGCATTTAATCCTAATTATAAATCATACATAATGCCATTTGGGTCAAGAGCTCAAATAAGTCAAAATTCCAGAGGTAATGTCGGTGCAGGTGCATCTGGTACAGAAACAAAAATGTATTCTTCTTATCAAGATGAAGCCAGAACTACAACCAAGCAAACGACAGTCGGTATACCACTTAATAATAACGTAACGGCTGTTGAACAATCACAAGGACAAGCTTCTACATTCAATAGAACTCCACTTAGAAATACAACCAAACAAACAACAGTGGAAATACCTCTTAATAATAATGTAACAGTTGCGGATAGGCAGCAAGGACAAGCTAATACATTTAATCGCACTCCTCTTAGAAATACAACTAAACAAACGACAGTAGAAATACCATATAATACAAATGTCACAGTTGTGGATAGTCAACAAGGCCAAGCTAATACATTTAATAGAACACCACTTAGAAATACAACCAAGCAAATGACAGTTGGTATACCACTTAATAATAATGTAACAGTTGTGGATAGTCAACAAGGTCAATCTTCTACATTTAATAGAAGTCCGCTTAGAAATACAATCAAACAAACGACAGTGGAAATACCTCTTAATAATAATGTAACAGTTGTGGATAGTCAACAAGGACAAGCTAATACATTTAATCGCACTCCTCTTAGAAATACAACTAAACAAACGACAGTCGAAATACCGTATAATACAAATGTCACAGGCGTTGATATGGAACAAGGTCAAGCTTCTACATTTAATCGGTCGCCACTGCGAATAACAACAAAACAAACAACAGTCGGAATACCACTTAATAACAATGTGACAGTTGTAGATAGTCAACAAGGACAAGCTTCTACATTTAATAGAAGTCCACTCAAAAATACAATAAAACAAACAACAGTTGAAATACCACTTAATAATAATGTAACAGCTGTAGATAGTCAGCAAGGACAGGCTAACACATTTAATAGAACACCGCTTAGAAATACAACTAAACAAACGACAGTGGAAATACCATATAATAATAATATAACAGCCGTTAATAGTCAACAAGGCCAAGCTGATACATTCAATAGAACACCACTCAGAAATACGATAAAACAAACAACTGTAGAAATACCATATAATACAAATGTAACAGCTGTTGAACAATTACAAGGCCAAGCAAGTGCGTTTAATAGAACACCACTAAGAACAACTATAAAAGAACAAACAATAGATGAAACCAGAGTTGGTAATGCTGCAAAGGATGTAAATGGCAAAGGATATGGTTATATGGCAACTAATTTCAATGCACCAAATACAAATAAACAATTTACGTCATTAAATTCACATGTTGGTATTGTAGAAGGCGATCCTAAAATGAGAGATTATAATGGAGCTTATGCAACACCAATGAATGATCAACGTGAATCGACACAAGTATATCGCCCACCTACAAATAGTGGTGTCGATATTGGACCGATCAAAGAACAAGTAAATATATCTAATTTAGTTGATGATGATAATAGAATGCCAGGACCAATGCCAGTATATGCCGTTAACAATCAACAAGATAGATTATCATCGTATAATCATAAATTTATAAATGATAATGTTGATAGTGGTTATTATATTGATCAAAAAATATTAAAACAGTTAGATACCAATCCGTATAATATTCCATACTTTGGGATGAGATATCCATCAGTATAAAAAATTGAATTATGCATATTATGATTAAATAAAAATAATTATATTTAATCATGAGTACAGATACAGATACGACCATTAAATTAACAAAAGAAATAATTGCAGAAAATAAATATAGTATATATACTTCATCTACTCAGTCGTTGAATGAAATAAAAAGAATAATAGAGCATTTTATTATTTTAAATGAAATTGATAATGTTGAACTTGTCATTTTGCATTTAAAATGTGATAAGATTAAAAATTTGTTTTCAGATAAATATGAAATTTTGTTTTGTTCCACATATTATTCATTAACTACTGAAACAACGCCGTCAAAAGTAAGAATTATCATAACTGACTTTGCAAGATATAAACATACATATCGTTTTAAACCAAATTATACTTTTGTTTTTAATGTATCTTCAATGAATTATATGTATAATACATTATCAATTACCAAATTAGCAAATGATATGTATAGATGGTCTGGCGATATTCTAACTAATGGAAAATATGTACGTGTAATGTATAAGTCTACATATCGCGAAAAATGTGAGAATGTATATATTGACTATTTGATACAAAATGATTCTGTTTTGACTTTAACAATTTAATATATTTTACATCTACTAAATTGTTATTTTATCACCATATCTATTATAATAATGGCTGATCCGTATAGATTTCAAATTATAGAATTTAAATTAGAAAATATGGTTATGGATCCTTCTATTGTTATGATTGCAAAACGTGGATCTGGTAAAAGTTGGATTACCAGAGAAATACTGTATCATTACAGACATAAAATACCATGCGGTGTTATTATTTCACCAACTGACAATGTTAACCCTTTTTATAAAGATTTTTTTCCTGACTTGTTTATTCATTACGAAATACAAGCAAATACACTTGGCAGAATTATGAATAGACAAAAATCAATGAAAGAAAAAGCAAAAAGACGAGCAGCCTCTGGTAAAAAAATAGATCCTTCTGCAATATTGGTTATGGATGATTGTCTGGCCGACAAAAGAATATGGAAAAAAGATCCTAATATTAGAATCGTACTTTTAAATGGTAGACATTACAAATTAACATATATTATGACAATGCAAGATCCAATTGGTATGGAACCAACACTACGTAGTAATTTTGATTATATTTTTATGTTAAAAGATGATACTGAAACGAATAAAATAAAATTAATGCGCAACTATGCAGGTATGTTTTCGAAAATAGATGATTTTGACAGAGTATTTAGAGAATGTACAAAAGATTATGGTTGTATGGTAGTTGATAATAGAAAACCAGCCGATAACATTAACGAAAAAGTATTTTGGTTCAAAGCAAGAAAAAGAAGTTTTATGTTCGGGTCAAAAGAATTCAAAGAATGGCATAAAAAATATTATAATCCCAAATTTATACCCGATGATTGTAATATGGGTGCTACGGGTAATCCATTTCTTATTCAGAAAAAAGGTGCAATTGACATAAGAATTGAAAAGGTTTAATAATATAACATAAGTTTAATAACATATATTATATCATACATAATGTCAAAGGTAAAATATTTTAAAGGTTTTTGGACAGTAAATGATGTGAGGCAAAGACAACACTGTTTGTTCATATATGGTGATAATGATATTCGCCGGGGTCGAGGTGGTCAAGCTATAATTAGAGATTTACAAAATACAGCAGGAATACCAACAAAAAAATATCCAAATAATAATATGTCGTCATTCTACACAGATGCAGAATATGAAAAAAATAAACAAAAAATAAATGCAGCAATACAAAACATATACATTAGATCCAGACATTATAAATATGTTGTATTTCCAACAAATGGGATTGGTACTGGATTAGCCGATTTAAACAAAAAAGCACCCAAAACGTATAAATACTTAAAATACAAATTAAATCTGCTTAAATCATCAATATAACTAACCAATCTAATAATATAATAAATGTCCGGAGGAATAGTACAAATTGCAGTATATGGATCTCAGGATTTATTTCTTACTGGAACACCACAAATAACATTTTTTAAAACAGTATATAGAAGACATACTAATTTTGCTATTGAATCGATACGACAAGATTTTTTGGGAGACAGTGATTTTGGAAAAGAAGTATCGTGCGTCGTTGACAAACTAGGCGATTTATTAAGTAAATGTTATCTGGAAATAATCCTCCCGAAAATAGAATTAACAAAAAATCCAGCATATTGGAATAATACACTGGAATCAGCAACTGTACAAAAAGATTCTGTACAAGCTTATTATGAAGTGCTTTATAATTATGTATCACAGGATACAAGTCTAACTAAACAATTAAAATCATGGTGTAGCACAAATAATATTACAATGGATACAATAACAGCACTAATGTCAGATCCACTTATAATAACACCACTTGTAAATTCAAGAAACGATTTAATAACATTTATTAATGATAATCCTGTTTTTGATTTAATTAGTAACTACGATAAAAATAAATATATTCTGACCCAGGAAATTAATCAAATGGATATTAAGAAACTTTTTGATAATGTTATTTATGAAGTCGATAATTTTTATCCTTTATTAACAACCGAACAAAAAGATTCTATGAAAAGATCAATGGTTCTAAATATTATTAATAATTTATTATATACAGCTATCAAAAGATTCTATGAACCAGTTTACGAATTGTTAGTAAGTGCGAATAATATTTATAATCAAATTATTAATGGTACTTATGCTGAATATTATAATTTTGCTTGGGTCGAGGAAATAGGTCATTCTATTATTAATACTCTTGATTTTAAATTAGGTAGTCAACCTATCGACAGACACACTGGTGATTGGATGATTATATACAATAAACTATTTAAGAGCGCATACCAAGAAAAGAATTATGACAAAATGATCGGCAATGTTCCCGAATTAACTGTTTATGATGATAAAATAAAAAATCAATATAAATTAGTTGTGCCGCTTAGATTGTTCTTTTGTCGTTTTAATGGTTTAGCTTTGCCTCTAGTCTCACTTAGATATTCAGAAGTATTATTAACTCTGAAATATAAAATCCTTTCCGATTTATGTTATGTTGAAAATTCTAATGAATACAATGGTATTGATAACTTACAGAGTAAATATGGAATAAATATTGTATCAGCGACATTATATGCAGATTATGTATTTCTTGATTCTGATGAAAGAAGACGTTTTGCACAAGCTTCACATGAATATTTAGTTGAAATTACACAATATACAGAAATACCTGATATAAATACACAAGATTATAATATTCAGTTGTCATTTGCCAATCCAACAAAATATGTATGTTGGTTTGCACAATTAGAAACACGTAGACAAAATTTAACAGGCTCTAATAAATGTCAATGGAATAATTATGCAGTTAATGATGACCAACAAGGTTATACAATGGAATATTCATATATAATTTTAAATAACGAAAATTTAACATCCAAAACATTTAATATGACTTATTATAATTATGTACAACCATATCAATACTTTATTCATACACCAACAGATGGTTTAAATACTTATTCATTCGCAATAATGCCAACAGAACAGCAACCATCAGGAACATGTAATATGACTAGAATATCAAGTTTTAATATTAATACTAGATTCACAAATGAATATATTATAACAGCCAATAATAATGTGTCTGGTATTTATATTGGTGTTTATGTCGTGTCATATAGTATATTAAGAATAGTATCAGGAATGGGGGCATTAGCGTTCCAAACATCTTCATAAAAAAGTGAATAATTAAAGTGCAAAATATTTATTTAACAAAGATTATTTGTCAAATGAATACAGACTTTATTAGAGAATTATCTCAATATAAGGATATCCCATTGTCATTATTTGTAACATGTAAAGAATATTATTCTCTTATCGATTATTTTTATGATAAATATAAATGTATATATTTAACAATTAATAAGACTATTAAACTAGAAATATTGCAATGTGAATATGAACCATCTTGTGAAAGTACTATTCTTGGCAAAATAAAAAGATTAGAAATTTCTAATTTTTCTGAATTAATTCTTGTTGCGAAGTATTTTAGTAATGTGACACATTTATACTTTTATAATCATAGGGGAGAGTTTAATATTCAAGCACTAAGTAGTTTTATACCAAAACTACAATACATATGTGACGACAAAAAAAGTATATATGTCAATGTCAATGACAATGTTACAAATGATGAATATGTGTATGATACATATACTGTATATTGCAATGGTGAACAATCAACGGAGACTACAATTTCAATAAATTCTACTTTAACAAAATTGAATATTGGAAATACCAAAGACACTGATAAAATTCATATTAGTGGATACTCAGACTACTGTTTAATTTTGAATTATCAAATAAAAACAAAAGCATTGTATATTACTGAAAATTACAAACACTGTTATGGTATTTATATTAATAGTTTACCAAATTATTTAGAAACACTAGAGATAATCATAAATGTATTTATTCACATTGAAGATTCTATAAAACTTTGTAAATTGGTAATTCTAGACAGTACAAATATCGAAATAAAAAAAAATATTACAATTGATTCAGTACATATAAAAAGAGCGAAGAGTTCGATATCTATAAGTTTTTTTGAGTGTATACATAACATAGTTCTTAAAGAACTTATTCTACCAACAAAATTATTATTCAATCCAATTGTTAACAAAAATCTTAAACAACGTGGATACAAAACAGTTAAAGTATTAAAAGGGTATTCTGTAGTAAATTTTTAATCCCTTATGATTATGAATTGGAACTACATACGAGAATTTGATATACCATTTGGTAGAAGTATTATGGTGACAATATATTACTATATGTGATTGGATTAGTCACTAATAATTTTATAAAATAGTTATTATGATCAGATCATAACTATTTTATTCATATTAATAACTTATAGTAATGGCTCTATTGCAACTCGTCGCTAATTCCAATATACAAAATTTATGGCTCAACGAAAATCCCGACGTTACATTCTTTAAAAAAGTTTATAGAAGATATACGCCATTTGCCTTAGAATCTATTAAAGTACCATTTGTTAATTCTGTTGATTTTGGTAGTAGTGGCGATTCAGTCCTTTTACCAAATGGTGATTTACTTAATAAAATCTATTTTGTATGTGATATTCCAGCAATTGCAGCAGCTTTTTTAAATACTCGTACTTTTGATATAGCAAAACTAATAACAAGTACAACACTGACAGACTCGCATATTAGACCATTTATTAATCAATATACTAATTTAAATAATCAAGTAGAATTTAAAGAATTTTTAGATGAATTACAAATCCTAGATACACAATATTCAAACGAAATAATAATTCGTACAGGTATTTTAAATGATATTCAAGATGTAATTATTAGTACAATACCAACACCATCTCAAATAATCAATTCGCAATCCAGTTATAATCCATTAAGACCAACAACAAAGATATTAAATACACCAACAAATATTGATGATTTAATCAAGTCATATGGATATACTTTATATGATCTTAAAAAATCTATTAGTACGACTATTTTTAATAATAGACATGATCAATATCCTGTTTATGCCCTAGTTCGGGGAATCGCAGATGCTTTTAATGTAGTTTATAGTGACATAACAACTATCAGAGAATCAAACGTCACGAATAATATTTTATTTGCACATGTATTTTATGATTCAATTGTTTCAAGAGAAATTATGGCAATGTTTTTTTCTAATACGACCGATTCTTTGACTAGTATTACTAATAATATGATTGATAATTACACAAATTATAATAGAGTTAATAAAACATATTTGGAAAACAGTTTTAATATGCCAGAATCAACATACAAACACAAATTAACAAATACCGATTATCAGAACTATTTAAATGATGCAACGGTAAATAATAGCATTAAACATAATTTATTTGGTCCAGAATTTACATATGAACTAAATATTTATAATACAATTAATTGCATAATAAATAGTATTAAAAACACAACGCCAGTCGTTCTTTGTAAAGCTATCAAATTAAATACACCTATTAATATTTACTCTGATGTCATAAGTCATTCTCTAGATTCAACATATTATGCTTCCATATTAGATCCAAATTTTTTATTTGATTTTAATTACAAACTAAATACTCCAGAGCAACCAATTAGAGATTCTTCAAATACCTATATTGGTTATGACAATAATACAAACAATATATATCCAAATCTCATTCATAATATATATCAAAAATATACATCGACGCAAACGACAATAAATAATAATTTTGATAACCTAATTGAAAAATATAGATCAAAATTATTTTCATCCACAAAGAATTTATTTTATTTTAATAGTCCACCTCTAAATTTAATATTTGATTATGTAGTACCAATATCTGGTTATATTGATTCTGCTTCTCTTCGAATACAAAATGTTTTTAATATTAACATTTGGTATTTCTATTTCTTTTCGTACTTGGGTAATTTCAACTCTCATAATTTTACATATTATTTAAATGCATATCTTAATTTAAATGCGACTGCAAATGAAATTACTTTTATGAATAGTATTATTGATTTGGTAAAAATAAATATGGAGTTTAAAATGAAAGATGCATCATATCAATTAAATGATTTATTCGCGGCCGGACCATCACCAAATGTATCAGATACTATGAAAAATTATGTGCCTAAAACCTATTCAACCACAATAGATTCTATCAATATAACAACAGATTTATTAGCAATTACGTATATATCACATCGATCACATATACCAACTATTTTAGAACAGTTCTTTTTTATATTCAACTATATTGAAACAATTTCCATAGAAGATATCGAATCTTATTTGGGTATTGTAGTTGGAAATGTGCCAAGAGAAAAATATATAAGATCATTATTAAAAGCTTTTTATGAGAATATTATGAAATACTTTTTTGATGTCTATGATAAACAAAATTTTGAATCAAAAATTAATTATGTCGTAAATGAAGTAAATAATACAGAAAATATTGTACTCGCTCAATATGTAAATTATTTTATTACAGGTTTGCAAATATATCCACCATTAAATATTACTTACCAACAAAATGTATTGTCTCATGTATCTTCCCAAATGGAATTTATATTTGTTATGGATTATAATTCCGAAAGATGTATGGAAGATTTTTATCACAGTTTAAATTTAAATGAATCAAATGGAATAACATCCGGATTTGTTACAGATACATTTTCTAAATATTTACACAATTTTACATCCAGAACAATTAATACTGACAATCCTACTTCATATATTCAATCATCTAGATCATACAATTCAACTGATAATCTTTATTATTCTAATTTTGATAATAGATATATTGGTTCTGTTTATAATTTAACTCCTTATCAAAGTCGTGATTATGGAATTGTTAATACGCCTATTCTTCCACCAGTACCATTACCACCTACTGATCCATATGGAATAAATCCTAATTATTATAATCATAAACAATGTCCTAGTGATTATATTATACCTCCTTTAATTAACAATTTATCATTACAATCTCATATCAATGTAAATTGGTTAAATACTAATAAAATATCTGTATTGAAACCTGTAACAGAATACAAAATGTATAATATCGAATACATGCGCATTAGACATGCTATATTTTATAATATACCTATATCTAAACCAAATATGTTTGTTGATCAATATCAATTCAATGTATTGAGATTGGTCAAATTAACTTCTTATCTAAATAAAATTTATCCGGAATACGATTATGATCTTATATTTTCTTTGTGGACTACTTTACAATATCTGAAATTTAATATTAATAAGATAACATCCTACCAAACTTATAAAATGATATATAATATTGGATATAATCCTACTCTGTATGATGCAATAATTGTATATTTAAATAAAATTATACCATCTATGAATAGTACATATTACACATTTGAATCGGAAGTAGGGATAGAATTTATAAATGCAGCCAACGAATTATTAAATGGAATTACAAATGTTTATACATATGATGATTTGTTCAATGTTAATGTTTATATGAATGATATATCTAATATTACCATCACAGATAACATCGAACAATATATTAATTTACACAAATCCTCATTTATTTCTCAATATTTTTTCTATGCTAAATACTATGATTCTATTTATGGTATTTATTCTTTACAAACAAAAAATACATCATACTTATATTTGAATGTAAAAGATATTGTGTATGATATTTTTAGTAAAACAAATTATGGTGATATTAATATTGATCTATTATCTAATATTTCGCCATTGGTATATATATATCCTGAATCTAATGTAAATATTGTTTCGGAAATAAAAAATTTAATAAATAGTATGGATGATTTTAGTATATCACTTGCAGAATTTATTATTAGATTTATTGGATCATTTGATGTTTATAAGCTGGCTATTAAGGATATTTATGATTTATTAGTAGTATCCATTAATTCGTTGTATCAAATACAAGATGTTAACCTTGTTACTTTTATTGGTTCTATTCGACAAAGTATGATAGATAAAATTAGTGTTATTAAAAATGTTAGTCAATATGTAAATACAATGGGACCAGATTACATGTCGGAACCACATATATTGGCTATTAGTGGAATAATATCATTATATGACATTCCAATAGAGGTTATTATTAATTATATTATGAATAATATTTCGGATACATTTGATAATTATACGACTCTAGAGTTATATGATACCAGGAATTTGTACTTCCGACAAAGACTAAATACAGATCTTGATTATATGTTTTTAACATACAGACTTAAATTTAGAAATGTGGAAAAGAATGCGAGTTTTAAAACTTACACTACATCTTTATATCCAGATCACGAAATGCTGATAAATGGTATTGATAATTTAATACTTTATGTAATTTATGATTGGTCATTATTAAACAGTAATTCTAAATACAATGCAATCGCTTATTATAAATCTAATATGTTAACAAATGAAATTCCAGAAATAACCGCACAATACAACAGTTTAAATACAATACCTGATATATCAAACTATTTTGTTGATTGGATAATGGATAATGGTTTAACAATAACAAATCGAATACCATATCAAGATAATATATTTGGAGAATCGCAGCGATTTTCTTTTGTGATGAATCAAATGTATCAACAAACTATTTTAGAAATAAAAATGAAAATTAATGATATTAATAATGATATTATTTTGGCTTCTGAAGAAATAAATCAACAAAATTATAACAATATTGTTCAGTCGCTAATTCAAAAATATATGAATAAAAAAAGAATAGAAAAAATAACGAATGATATATTAAGTGCTTTTGATTCTGGTCAAAATGCAATGTTGTACCAAGAAATAAATCCCAGTATTGTATCAGATAATTTGGGTTATGATTATTATTTGTCAATAAATGATTGTTATCAAAGAATTGTTAATTATGTAAAATATATTGTTCAGAAGGGAATTGACTCTACAAATATTTATATTCAAGAAATAAATAACCTTTCTAGTTATACTATGGAAATATTATATCGCAGCGATATTGCACGAACAGCCTGGGTTAGAAAACTTATGAATTTTCTTGTAGAGAGAGTATCATTTCAAATGAATGATGATGTTATTGATGTTAATTATTCAGATTGGTTTGAAGTCTTTAATGAAATTAGTTTACCGGTTGGTCAAGAAAAAGGTTATAATAGAATGATTGGAAATATACCAGACCTAATTATTTTTAATGACAAATTAAAAAATAAATATACGCTTACACTTCCATTAATATTTTATTTTAATAGAAATCCACTTAATTCACTACCATTATCTGCTAGTATAAATGTTAGATATAACATTAATATTAGATTACGTAAACTATCTGATGTTTGTTATAAAGACTTATTCTCTGATTTTATTAATCCGACTTATTATGCACAAAATAATGTGCAATTAGAACCATTTGAACCACATATTGAAAACGCTTATTTAATGTGTGATTATATTTATTTGACAACAGAAGAAAGATATATTTATGTGTCGCGTTTATTAGAATATATTATTGAAGAAACGCAAACTGATAGTGGCACAGAATTATCTGATAATAATTTGTTACCCATATATCAAGTACTAGGAGAATTAACACCTGTTACAACAATAATAAATGGTGTGAAAACGACAGTTAATGTTATTAATGAATTAGATACAAGATATATTGACAAGAATCAATTAGCACCAATAATTGATACTATAACTTTGATAAAAAGACAAGATCTTTTTCCAGTTTATACAAATGACAAAATGCAGATGGTATATAAACCATTAAATATAAAGGGTAATATTGTTAATGACAAATATGTAAACGGGTCATATATTCACAAAAAAAGATTTGAGCACACATTTGAATTTCATCATCCTTCAAAATTATACACAATGTTAATTAAACCAAATATACACACACAACAAGTCTACAGAAAAGATAATCTGAGTTATTTTTATGGCGAAAAACAATGGGATAATTATGGAGTATTTTCTTATTATGATTTGTCAAATATAATTGCAACAAAAAAATCATATATGAATTCGCTTCATACTAAGTTAAATGATTTTTATTCCGATAACACATACAGTTTTTTAACAATATTAAACAATTTAATTGTTTACTATGATAATAATATTCCACTAGCTGATAATTCTTATGATACATGGATTAAAAATAATATAGATTTTTTCAGAACAATTTTGCATACGACAAAAGACAAATTCATAGCGAATACATCCGGATACGTATCTCTAAAAAATACAATAAGTTTAAAAGAAAATATGTTGGCTTTGGGTTTAAATTTTGATGTCGTAAATTTACAAATGGCGACAATTATATTATCCAAAGTTTTAATCAGTCTAGGTAAATCAGCTGTAAATGAATCTACAGTTGCATTTAATTTGTCTTTGCTAACTAGTGACATTGTTTTTATACCAAAAACAATATTAAGATTGGTATTAATGAATATATTAATTATTAGTATTACATCTGTTGAATTTACAGTTATTATGATAGATTCTAAATTGGATACTGTATATAATGATTATAATTGCGCTATTATTAATTATGTAGTAAGTCAATTATCAAATATTTATGAATTGGAATCATTTGAATATGATTTTAATAATATTATGGGATATTTTGCAGTTAATAGTTATTCTAATTTGATAATTACAAATGTTATTAATATGATAGTTACAGTATTACCTGTTAATATAAATACAGGAGTAAAAATGTTAAGACTTAAAGAAGTTATATATGAATTATATGACTTATACAAATTTACGACACCAGTAGTTGCTATGGAAAATAAAATGACAGATTATGTATTAACAATTATTGTATCGAAAATGAATATGTATTTAAACTTGTTAATGGATAATTTGAAAGTAGATAGTATTGATTATCAACCATTATTAATAGAAAGACCAAAAATAAATCCACTTATGAATGGCTATTTGACATTTAATACGAAAAATTTAATGCCAGTTAGTAGTGATGATTTATATTGGTCAGCTGTAAAATCCTATGAATGTTTGGAAAGAACTCCTAAAGTAGGTATAAACACATTTTCATGGGCACTTCGAGCACTAATGGCACAACCGAGTGGAACAGCTAATTTATCGAGAATAGATAATTTTTCAGGTATATTTGATATATATCCTTTAATAAGCTCTGAGTATCCTGCGACATTGGTAACGATAATATTAAATATTAATTTAATTAGATATATGTCAGGATTAGGTGGTAAGGCATGGCACAATGTCGGATATAATAAATAAGATTGACGAATCATATAAAAATTCACAAATAAGCATATATAATAATGCCAGGCGGAATAGTACAATTAGTAGCATATGGTATTCAAGATATATATTTGACAGGCGATCCGCAAATAACATTTTTTAAAGTATTATATCGTCGGCATACTAATTTTGCTATTGAATCTATTATACAAAATTTTTCTGAGAGAGCTAACTTTGGCAGTTCAGTAACATGTACATTAGCTAGAACTGGTGATTTAGTTAATAAAATGTATTTATATGTTCAATTACCATGTATACCGAAATATTTAGATATAAATGGTAAAATTAGTTTGTATCGAAAAATAGCGTGGGTAAGATATTTAGGTACAGCCATAATAAGAGAAATAACAGTAGAAATTGGTGGTAAATTAATAGATAGACAATATGGTGAGTGGTTGTATTTATGGTACGAAGTTTCAAATAGACAAGATGATGGATATAAAAAAATGGTGGGAGATGTACCACAAATGTACGATTTTACGAATGGTAAAAATGGTTATGAATTATACATACCATTAAATTTTTGGTTTTGTCAATCAATAGGATTATCTTTGCCATTGATAGCATTGGCATCAACCGATGTAAAAATAAAAGTAACTTTAAAGGATTTGAATGAATGTATACGAGCCGGTCCTACATCATCAATTGAATTATTAGAAGATATAGTACCATTTAATATGGGTGATTATATAGAACAGACTATATCCGGTATTCCCATAAAAGGTTATTATATGGGATATGACTATCTATCAAAAAAATTATATTATATTAAAATATTTGATCCTAATTCTAGCAATCAGTCTTTTAAAAGTGCAAATGTCACGACATCATCAATAACAACATTAAGTAATGTAGCTGCTGATATAAATAAAGAATATAGAATATATAATCCAATATCTGGATTATATGCTACACCGAAGCCAAATACAACTGAAATAACGGAGACAATAAATATTCCGAATATACAAATAATTAATGCTTTTTTGTATGTGAATTATGTATATCTTGATACTGACGAAAGAATGAAATTTGCCAGATCAAATCATGAATATTTGATTGAACAAATACAATATAATCAAATTATACAGGCATCCAGTCCAAATATATTACAGAATTTGACATTAAATCATCCTTGTAAATCTCATTATTGGATATGTCAATTAAGTAGTTTAACAGGAGCTGGTACAATTAATGATATATACAATTATACTACATCTTCTGTTAGATATGAGGATGGCAGATTGTATGGTGGAAATATTGTGCAAAAGGCAAGATTATTATTAAATGGTCAATATAGGGCAAAAGAACGAGATAATACATATTATGGTTTGGTAGTTCCATATCAATGTCATTATCGTGGACCGGAAAAAGGCATAAATGCATATAGTTTTTGTATTAACCCTGAGGATAGTCAACCATCAGGTTCATGTAATATGTCAAAAATAGACAATGTTCAAATGGAAATGAAGTTATCGAATGTAATAACAACACAATCTACTTGCAAGATAAGATCATACACAATAAATTATAATATATTAAGGATAATGTTTAATTTAGGGGGATTAGCATTTGTATGAGTTTAGTATAACTCAATTCATATATAATAAATTACGATATATTGCAAATAATATTTAGGGAAATTAGCATTTGTATGAGTTTAGTATAACTCAATTCATACAAATTATTGACTCTCTTTTTCAAGAGCCTTTTCAGCGATATCTGCGAGCTTTTGTAAACAAGTAATAATATTAGTACATTTCTTTGTATATGATTGTGTTTTGTTGAACAATTCAGTATGTTTCTTCATCAACGCAGGCAAATCGTCATCTTGGACCCGCAATACATCTATTTGACCCTTTGATGCGATATACAATCTGTACCTATCTACTAAATTATTCATACTTTGATAAACACTCGCTTCTGCTTCTTCAAGTTTTTTTAGTCTATCGTTCATTTCTGTATCTGTATGATCCGAGACAGTTTTATTTATCGGATCTACTTTTAGAATACCCACTATAGAATTATACGCTTCCTTTAACAATTTAGCACCTGATAAACCATTCTTTTCCAATTCCGCTTGAATAGCACTCGCATCGCCTCCAGCTTGTCCCATAAACATTTGTGGATTAAGTGGCGAATGCGGAAAAGCATATGCGTAGGGATTAAGCGGTGCATGTAATGGCCATGGTGTTTTAATCGTATCATTAAGAGTTTTTTCCGGATTGAATGTTCCTCCATATTTCAATATGGTTGTCTTGAGTCTAGATAAATTATCATTCACTTTGGATAAGGCTATTTTCAATTGCGGTGATTTATATGCATATAATTTAAATTTATCATTGGGAGCTGGTTCGTCTAATTTAATATCAGTAGGATTTTTCCATACAAATTCATCATTCAATACACCCGGATTAGCAGTAACCCATTCCCTAAGAATATGAAAATATGTTAAAATATTTTGCGCTGGTACATCAAAATTACCATTAAGACCGACAGCATCTCTAAGGGCCTTAACATTTGCATCATCACCGAATTTACTTGTTGCAATTTTATCGTTTGATAAATCTCTTAACCAGGATTTTATGTCTTGTAAAGTATCTGTAACTAAACCAGTATTTGGATTTTTTTCTGTGACACGTTTAAAACCAAAATTCAAAAGAACGTGTGCAGCTAAGTTGGGATGAACATTTCCTAATGCTTTTGCTAAAGTTGTCGTATCGAACTTATTAATAGAATTACCACCAATATAATCTTTCAGCCCATCTAAAAATGCATTCTTATAACTGTCTTTCTTTAATCCTGCTGAATTTAAAAATTGTAAACATTTTGTTGTATCAATCGATGTATTAGCATCACGTAAACACATATCATCTAAAGTTAATACTGGTTGTTTTTCATATTTACCGTCTTTCTTAATATATCTCTGTAATATACCATTTTCATCTCTAGACCATTCTTTTTGGTCTTTCAGGTGTATTTGACCAAGCGCAAAATTAAAATTTGCTAATTCAGGTGTTATATTATTATCTGTCCTTGGTATTTTTTTATCCAAATCAAGATTTAAATTTGCAGGACCTCCATAAATATTAGTTGGAACGCTCATACTAGGTATATTTCCATATGACATTTTATTTATAGATTGTAAATTATTATTTTGTGATAATTGAACTTGTGCCTGAGTTTGTGCTTGTTTTTTTCGCAGTTCTTCTTGTGCTTGTTTTGCTATATTTTCTTCTTTTATTTTATTTTCTTCTTGTGCTTTGGTTTTTTGCAGTTCTTCTTGTGCTTGTTTTGCTTTATTTTCTTCTTGTTCTTGGATTATTTTCATTTTCTCTTGTGCCTCTATTTTTGCTTTATTTTCTGCGTCTATTACTTTTGATTCTGCTTCTTTTATTTTTTTGGTTAAATCTTCTATAGTTTTTTTATTATTTGAGCTTTGTTGAAGTAATTGTTTCTGATTATTTACTTCTATTTTTGCTTTTTTTAAGGATTCATTTGTATTTACAGTCCGCTCGGTTAATAAGTTTGATATGATTTCCTTATCATATTTTGATACAACTTTGTAATGATTTTCCACAAAATCTGCATAATTTA